TTACATGAAGTTAGTTATGAACATTTAGATAATTCAAGAACAGGCAAGGCAGGTGAAGCTGATATAATTTTAGGAATAGGTGTCGGCGAAGGTGATAACGCTAGAACTTTACATGTTAGCAAAAATAAATTAAATGGTTGGCATGGTAACACATACACATCAATAGATATTGAAAGGGGAGTATTCGAATGAACGTAACAACTTTAGATGTAGAAACATCTTATCACAGAAAATATGATGACACAGTATCAAGTCCTTTTGAAGGAGACATACTTGTTAGTGTTGGCTATAAAGTTAATGATAAACCTTGCGAGTATCTATGTTTTAATCACAATCATCAAAAGCCAACAAAAGATGCAAAACAAATTTTGCAAAAAGTTTTAGATGAAACAGGATTATTAGTAGGACACAATCTTAAATTTGATTACAATTGGTTAGTTAGTTGTGGGTTTACATACAATGAAAGAATGTATGACACGATGATAATAGAATATACATTTGCAAAAGGATTGAAGAGAGGTTTTAGTTTAGCTGATAGCTGTAAGAGAAGAGGATTAGACTTAAAAGCTACAGACTTAATTGACCCGTACTTAAAAAAGAAAATATCATATGAAGATATACCTTGGGAAGTTGTAGAAGAATATGGCAAACAAGATGTTGAGATTACGTATCAGTTAGCATGTGCACAATTGAATAAAATAAATTTAAAATTTGAGGAAGTATGCAGAGGCTTTTCCCAACAATAAAATTAAGTATGGAGCTAATGAAAGTATTAGCTAAAATAGAATACAACGGCATTAAGATTAATGTTGACGCTTTGCACAAGATAAAAGACCAATATGAAAAAGAATTAAAAGAATTAAAAATTTTTTTACTTACAAAGATAGACGAGCTTATGGGAGATACCCCAATAAATTTAGATTCGCCAGATGATAGGTCAATATTATTTTTTTCTATGAAAGTTGTAGATAAAAAATTATGGGCTAAAGAATTTAATATTGGTTATGAAGTAAGAGGTAATACAAGAAAACAAAAACGTAAAACAAACTACGATGAGATAAATGATTTTTATCATGCAGTAAATGGTTTAGCAAAACCTGTATTTAAAACAACATCAACACTGTGTCAAAACTGTGACGGCACAGGTAAGTACAAATACAAAAAGAAAGATGGTACATTTAGTAAGATAAAAAGAAATTGTAAAACATGCAACGCAAAAGGTAGAATATACACTAACACAAAAGAAAGAGCAGGATTACGATTAGTGCCAAGAGGTTCACTTGATACATCTGCAACAGGATTTAAAACAGATAAAACTACATTAGAAGAATTTATTTCATCTATTAATCCAAATCAAAGAGAGTTTTTAGAAAAGTATGTAAGATATTCTGCAATAAGAACTTACCTTAGAACTTTTGTAGATGGTATAGAAAAAAGTAAAGATAATAATGATTACATCAGACCACAATACATGCAATGTGTAACATCAACGGGTCGGCTTAGTTCTAGGAATCCAAACTTTCAAAACATGCCCAGAGGTGGTACGTTCCCTGTTAGACAATGTATTATATCAAGATGGGATGGCGGTAAAATATTAGAGGGTGATTACGCACAATTAGAATTTAGAGTTGCCGGGTTTTTAGCTGATGATGACCAAATATACGCTGATGTTAAAAACAACGTAGATGTACATAGCTTTACAGCAAAGATATTAGGAGTTTCAAGACAAGTGGCCAAGGCAGACACTTTTAAACCGCTATATGGAGGTGTATTAGGTACACCAAAACAGATGCAATATTATCGTGCATTTAAAGAAAAATATAGCGGTGTAACAAGATGGCATAGAAACTTAATTAATGAAGCATTAGAAACAAGGCACATAACTTTACCATCTGGAAGGTCATACTACTTTCCAAATACTGAGCGTATGCCTAGTGGTAGTGTATCAAATGCTACAGCTATTAAAAATTATCCTGTTCAAGGATTTGCCACGGCTGACCTACTGCCCATATCGTTAATTAAATTAGATGAGTTGTTGACAAAGCGTGATTTAAAAAGTATTATCTGCAACACAGTACATGATAGTATTGTATTAGACGTTTACCCAGATGAAGAAGAGATGGCAATAGAAACATTAAAAGAAGCTATGTTGTGTTTACCAGAGGAAACTCAAAGACGATATGGTGTAAAATATGATATGCCTATTGGCATTGAATTGAAGATGGGTAGTAACTGGTTAGAAACTAAGGAGGTATTCAAATCATGAGTACAAACAATATGGCCATTGCCATACCAGAAAACTTTGATAGCCTATCCGATGAACAGTTGATGAACTTAACAGGTCAAGGTTTAGTCGGTGGAGATTCCTCTTCAGTATTATCAAGACTATCTATAAATTATCAAGCAGAAGACGAAAATGATAAACCATTACCGAGAGGTTGGTTTTCATTACGTGTGGGAGATAAAACCGTTTATGCGAAAACGGTAGATTTTAGAATGTTTCTAAGATTATATAGTTATAGTTATTGGGATAATGCGGAAGATACGTTTGTTGCTTCGGTTCAAAGACCGAGTTTGAGCGATGAATTTCCGGATATTCAAGGCGGTTACAAGTGCGGAAAACTTAGTAAAGATGAGCTTGCTGAATTAAGTGATACTGATGCAAAGAAAGTATTAAGTAATCAAGTTAAGTGCAATCAAGTCATCTACGGTATAGCTACCATTAATGATGGTAAATATACTGATGAAACTAAGTTTGAACCAATTGTTGACCAACCATGTGTCTTCTATGCTAAAGGGGTCAACTATGTGCCTTTTCAAAAAATTATTGGTAATCTTGCAAAGCAACGAAAACCAATGATAAGGGCGGTTGTATCAATGGCAACGAAGAAACAAAAAACTGTTGGGAACACTTTCTTTATCGTAGAACCTACTGTAAAAACTATGGTAGATACTATAAATGATAAGGACAAGGGTTTATTAAAAGAATTCGCTGAGACTGTATCTGCAGTGAATGAGTCCGTCATGGAGAAGCATCGTGAGGCTGTGAAACTAAAACCAAAAAATAGCGACCACTCCCTAGCTATTGAGATAGAGGCACAACCTTCGTGATAAAGACGTTAGTCGAAAGTTTTCTTTATGATGCGTCAAGGGGGAAAGCTAGTCTTTCCCCCGAAGTCGTTAAAGAGTTTGGTGAATCTTGTCAGAAGGCAATTGAAAAACAGTTTAATTCTGGTGAAAGAGAATGGCGATTAAGAATGTCTGGAGTTGGTAAGCCACTGTGTCAACAGCAATTAGAGAAAAAAAATATAGAATATGAAACTGAATATAATGCAATAGTAAAGTTCTTATTAGGAGATTTAATTGAAGCTATGGCAATAGCTATATTGCGAGGAGCAGGAATAGAATTAGAGAAGATACAAGAACCTGTGTCATTAGATATTGCTAATATTAAATTAGAGGGCACTTATGATGTTAAAATAGATGGAAAGATTTGGGATATTAAATCTGCAAGTCCTGCTAGTTTTAGTAATAAGTTTGGTGAATATGGTGGATTTGAACGTATAAAGCAAGAAGATACTTTTGGCTATGTAGACCAAGGATTAATGTATGCATCTGGTGATAAATCACAATTTGGCGGGTGGATAGCAATAAATAAAGTAACAGGTGAGTTTGCTGTTTGCGAAGCACCAGATAATCAAGAAGAAGAAATAAAAGAATCTAAAAAAAGAATATCAAGTAACATAAATAAAATAAATAAAGATGCAAAATTTAAGAAATGTTTTAGTGATACAAAAGAAACTTACAAAGTAAGGACAGGAAAAGATAAAGGAATTGAAAAAGAAACTGGTAATAGAATACTAAATACTATATGTGGTTACTGTGGATATAAAAAACATTGTTGGCCAAATGCTGAGATGCATCCTAAAATAACATCAAGAGCAAAAGCTAAACCAGTTGTTTGGTATAGTAAGCTCAAAACAACGGAGATTACAGACTTATGAATGTGTTATGGTTATCAAACATTAGAAAAGCTGATGTTGAAGCAAATGATGAAAATGTTATTTGGATTTACTATGATGATACAAATAACGAAAGAAAGAACATTGCATGGATGAGAGAGCATCCTAATTGTCACGTTATATTTTACCGAGACAATCAATCAAAAGATGGGTATTGGCAAGATGAGAATTTAAAAAGAAGAAAACACGAAGTTGATTCTAGGTTTCAAGGATTAATTACTGCAATAAAAATGGGTAAATTAATTGTGTTCCCACAAGATGATACTACTATGGTTTTAAGTGAGTTAGAAAAAAATACATTTGGTACATTTGAAATATTTAAAAGTCATTTTTCAAACATCAGTAAGTATAAGTTAAAAACATTATTGTGAGGTTTAGGTCAAAGGCAGAAATTAGCTTTGCATCATGGCTAATAAAAGAAGGTATAAATTATGAATATGAAAAGCACAAACTTAAATACATACCAGACCCAAAGATTTATCTACCAGATTTTTATTTGCCTAAGTATAAATTTTTTATTGAGGTTAAAGGTGAGTTTGATAAGGCAGATAGAAAGAAACATCTTCTTATTAAAAAACAACACAAGAAAGTTGATATTAGAATTTTATTTATTAATGCAAACAATAAGATTTACAAAGGTAGTAAAACAACTTATGGTGCATGGTGCACTAAACATGATATACTATGGTGTGAAAAAAGGATTCCGAGAGAATGGCTGAAGTAAAAAAATTTTATTCTACTTTAAAAAGAGATGCGGCAGAAGAATTAGGTTTATTACCAGATAGATTTTATTTAGTATTTAAACCAACACAGGATATGCCAGACGGTTTTGATGTTGTGGCTTACGATACGATGCCATCAGATAAAGATTTACATCCTGTATTTTATGTTATGAAAGGTATTTTAGAGTTACTAGATAGTGATATGGAAAAAATTGTAGCCGCAGGACAAATGGCTGTTATAGATAAAATTACGGAGGCTTCACAATCTGGTAGTAAGCCAGACGCACAAGAATTAGACCCCATATTTAAAAAGATAGACATAGGTAAGAAACATTGATAGCTAATAAAAAATTTGATATTGACTTAAAATATGGTCAAAAAAGAGAGAACAGAATTAAAAAGATGATTGAAGAAGGCACAATAGAAGTTAAAACAGAAAGAGCTTGGTGGTTTAAGACGGGAAACATAGCCATAGAGTTTGAATCATACGGCAAACCTAGTGGTATTGCTACAACTGAAGCTAAGTATTGGGCACACGTATTAGCAAACGGCGATGAAGAGCATTGTATACTTTGGTTTAGAACTAATAAGTTACGAAAACTAGTAAAAAAATTTTCAGATAAGATAAAAGATGTAGGGGATAATAAGCGTTCTAAAGCATATTTAATCCCTATTGTAGAATTATTTAAGATATGATAATTACAAAACAGTTATTAGATAAAGCTATTGAGATAGTTGGTGGAGATAGGCAAAAAGAATATGGCGATAAAGTTGATAATCATAATAATATTGCTAAGTTATGGTCGGCATATCTTGATGTTAAAATAGAAGCACACGATGTTTCTATCATGATGATTTTATTAAAAATAGCTAGAACTAAAATAGGAACACGCACAAAAGACACTTACATTGATATGGCAGGTTATAGTGCTATAGCAGGAGAAATAGAATTTAGAGGGAAAAATGGAACAAAAAATAGTTAAGATACGCAAATTAGATGATATAGATAAGAATGATTGGGAGATACATTTTGATAATGAAACACAGATTGTTTATACGCACCAAGAGTTATTTAAAATAGTGGAGTTAGGATTGAGCAGAGAAAAACCAGTGGTAAAAAAAGAAGATACTGGCACTCCTATATTTTTTCCTAAAGATGAAGAGTGGGAAAATTTAAAAAAGAAGGAGAAGAGAACTGTAGAAAAATTTAGAGAAGATGTTAAAAATTTATCAAATGCACAATTTAAAAAGAAATACGCTAAAATTAAGGGGGATGATATACTAGATGACTAATGAATAAAGAAACAACATTAGCTAGTTTTGAAGTTAAGATTACCACAGAAGGATTACTAATCCTTGAAACAAAGTTACCACCTACAGATGAATTTTTAGATGTTATGGATAAGTGGAACCCCTCATATGAAAACACCCCTGTTATAGCAAGCCTATTGGATTACTACAAAGGGGTGTTCAATGTTATGAGTAAGGATAGTCAGAAGATTATTTCTTCTTAGCTTTCATCATCCCTCCACCTCTCATCATTGTTTTTTTCATTCCTCCGCCACGCATCATGGATTTCTTTTTACCACCCATTTTCATAGCGTTTTTCTTTTTACCGCCTTTTTTCATTGCAGGTAATTTTTCATCTTTCATAGTGGACATTCTTCCACCCATTGCTTTTTTCTTTTTCATGTTGGTTTTTTTACCACCACCACGCATCATAGCTTTTTTCTTTTTCATTGCCATTGTTATCTCCTAATATTAGGTTTAAGTTTTTGTCGTGGAGTAACTACCTCATTGTAGTAATCCATTGGCCAATTTTTGTAGTAACCCTGTCTTTTTAATTGGTTAGATGCATCTTGTAAAAGTTTTAACTCTTGCATAAATATCATCATGTAAGGTTCAACTTTACTACTATCCCAATCATTATCAGCTAAAAATGCATGCTCTTCAACTGTGGCAGGACTACCGGGATGAAAACACATTAGATAAAGGTTCTCATCTTGCAAAGCAATGTTTCGTGTGTCCACAAAATATTGTATGCAATAAGGTGTAACATCGTCTACATTAGGGTCTGCAACGATTATTAAATCTTTTTTTTCTTTAGGAAATGCTTTTATCTGTCTTTCAACAGCTTGAAAGAAACTATTAGTTCTTAAATTAACTTTTATTTTTAATTTATTTTTTAGTCTAGTTACCCTAGCATAAGGGCACGCAGGAAAATTATTTAGATGTTTGTTTGGTTTCTCAAGTACATTGATAGACCAATCTATTATATCTTGTTGTATTAGTTTTGCTCTGCCCACTATTTCTTGACTAACGAACCACCGAAGTATAGGCCTACTATAGCAGACATAAGGTGGGTGTCAAGTGGTGTTATAATAACACCTGCAAATGCTTTGTCCATTAGCACTTCTTTTTGTTCTATTAAAAATAGAAAACCACCTGTAAATTCTGTCCATGTTAAGATAACTGGTACATCAAAAAATACAGGAACAAGTTTAGGATATGCAATTACCATGAATACAGCAGTAAGTGCTATTATT